AAACAAGTTGATTGCTGACCAGGGCAAGACCGGTCAAAAAACCAAAGATTTAGCTGAGGCTCAGGGAAAAATGTATGAGACCAGCAGGGAGATGCAGAGGCTGGCTACTAGCAGCGATACCGCCGCTAGTATGGTCAATCTACTTGCTGACGCTGCCAAGGGAGCGGCAACTCAGCTGGGTAAAATGAGTGGCGGCAGCAATTCTTCTCGAATGACCCAGGGCTCTCCATCAAGTAGAATTTCAGCGGATGGAGCGAAGAACATATCCGATCTTATTGCAGCTGGTGAAAGTCAAGGAAGTTACACTAAGATAATAGGTGGCGCTGAAAAAGCCGATCTGACTAGTATGTCGGTAGCAGATATTCTTGATTTTCAGAAAAAATCTCTAGGTAAAAAGAACAACTATGCTTCTGATGCGGTAGGAAAATATCAAGTAACAGGTCAGACCTTAGAAAGTTTAGTTGGCCAAAAAGTAGTCTCACCGGATGATAAGTTTGACAGCGCTACTCAGGATAAAATTTTCATGGCATTGATGGAAAGAAGAGGTCTTGGATCATTCTTGGCTGGAGGTAAAACTAGTAAGTTTGCGGACAACTTGGCAAAAGAATGGGCGGCATTGCCATATGGTGACACCGGAAAGAGTTATTATGATGGTGTGGCTGGCAACAAATCAAATATAGAGCGAGATCAACTGATTAATATGCTAGAGAAGCTCCGAAATGAACAAAACTCCTCGACGCCTGCTGCTAAGCCGGGCGGTAGAACGGGTGGCATCTTCAGAGGACCTAGTACCGGTTACAATGTCGAGTTGCACGGAGAAGAAATCGTAGTGCCTGCTAACACCGCCGCTAGCAAACAAGCATTGAATACAAGCATCTTCAATCAAGATGAATCGATGATGGGCGGGATGATGTCGCTATTCGAAGAGATGAATCGTAAGTATGATTCGATGATCGACTTGCTATCTAGAAATGCCGACAACAGTGATAAACTTGTTCAAGCAACGATGTAACGATAAATAAGACATATGGCATACAAAAAACGATTTTCGAGCCCCAATACTTCTGGTGAAATGAGCCCACTATCAGGTGGCGCAACAGGCAACTGGAATACTAATGGCGCAGCAGCGGTTGGTTCTAACGACTTCGCATTTAGAAACTATCAGTCACGACTGCCGGAAGTCTATTCTGGTCATCCAAACAGAATCGAACGATACAATCAGTATGAAATGATGGACGTTGATCCAGAAATCAATGCTTGTCTAGACATTATTTCTGAATTCTCAACCCAATTCAATGAGCATAACGGTACACCATTCGACATCAAGTTCAATGAAGACCCAACTCAAACTGAAGTCGAACTGATCAGTAAACAACTAAAGCAATGGTGTAAGCTGAACGAATTTGACTCAAGAATGTTCAAGATTTTCAGAAACACGGTCAAGTACGGCGATCAAGTATTCATTCGTGACCCAGAAACATTCAAACTCTACTGGTCAGATATGACTAAGGTAGTAAAAGTCATTGTGAATGAGAGTGTAGGCAAAGAGCCAGAGCAGTATGTTGTCAAAGACATCAACCTAAATCTTCAAAACTTGACGGTGGCACCTAAGTCAACCAGTGACTTTGCTGTAACTGGTGGAACAGGTCTTGGTGGCACAGGTGGCGGCGGCAGTGGTCAAGGCTACAGTGTACCATCAGCACAAGGACAAACAAGCGGCAGTCGCTTCTCAATCGGTCTACAAGAGACTGCCGTTGATGCTAAGCACATCGTACACTTATCACTGACTGAAGGCTTAGACCGCTATTGGCCGTTCGGCCAATCAATCTTAGAGAACATCTTCAAGGTCTACAAACAAAAAGAACTCTTAGAAGACGCTATCTTGATCTATCGTGTTCAACGAGCACCTGAGCGTAGAGTGTTCAAGATCGACGTTGGCAACATGCCAGCAAACATGGCTATGTCGTTCGTCAACAGAATCAAAGATGAGATTCATCAGCGACGAATCCCTAGTGCTCAAGGCGGCCAGTCAGTAGTTGACGCTACATACAATCCACTATCAATCAACGAAGACTATTTCTTCCCGGTCAATAGTGAAGGTCGTGGTAGTTCAGTTGAGATGCTACAAGGCGGTCAGAACCTAGGTGAGATCGATGACTTGAAGTATTTCAACAACAGACTAGCTCGTGGTCTAAGAGTGCCAAGTTCATACTTACCAACTGGCCCAGAGGACGGTCAAGTGCCCCTATCTGACGGTAGAGTAGGCACAGCAATGATTCAAGAGTTTAGATTCAATCAGTATTGTGAGCGCCTCCAAAACTACGTTTCTAGAAAGTTCAATGAAGAATTCAAGATGTTCTTACGCTGGAGAGGTTTCAATATCGACTCTAGCTTGTTCGACTTGACCTTCAATCCACCACAGAACTTCGCTTCATATCGTCAGGCAGAACTAGACACATCGAGAGTCGGTACATTCCAGACAATGGCAGGTCTACCGTACATCAGTACTAGATTCGCTATGAAACGATTCTTGGGCTTGAGTGAAGAAGAGATCAAAGAGAACCAGAAACTCTGGCATGAAGAGCGAACTGAACCTGAGGAAGGTGAAGACGGAGCTAAGGGCAGTGATCTCAGAAGTATCGGCATCTCTGCCGGCGACATCGACAGCGATCTTGAGACCTCCGAGGGCCTAGAAGGCGGCGATGGTATGGGCGATATGGGCGGCGATATGGGCATTGCTCCACCGGTCGGTGGGCCTGGTGACCTAGGCGGCGCTGGAGCACCACCACCTCCAGCGATGTAAGCATAAATAAGTAATATGATACTACTAGAATTTTTTGATCCTATACCCCAAGGTTGGCAAGATGTCGAAGACGACAACAGCCAACCAAAATGGGGCGAAGCTCGTAAGACACGACTGACTCTTGGTATGATCAACAAGATCAGAAGAATGAGAGAAGTACAATCGTACGAACGAGCGAAAGACCTGAAGAAAATTCGAGCACAATACCAGCCCCCAGCAGGTGGCTCAGCTCTCTAAGATATATTGACTCGTAAAAACGTTAAAAAAGCGACTTTTATGAGTCATTTTCTTGCATACACATAAATAAGTTACAGATGCCATTTACCTATAGGAGACTACAATGAGCGCAAAGAAATTTGAAAAACTAATCGACTTGATCATCAATGAAGATCAAGAACGTGCCAATCAACTATTCCACGAAATCGTCGTGGAAAAATCTCGTGAGATTTACGAGAGTATCATCGACGAAGATGCTATCGAAGGTCTAGAAGACGAAGTGTCTGCTGACGACGAAGGCTCTATGGGTGCCGGCGACGAAGAATTTGGTGATGAAGAAGCTGGTGAATTTGATGACGAAGACTTCGGCGATGAAGAAGGCGAAGCAGAGTTCGGTGACGAAGAAGGCGAAGAAGAATTTGGTGACGAAGAAGGCGAACTCGAAGACCGAGTCGTTGATCTAGAAGACAAACTAGACGAACTAATGGCTGAATTCGAAGCTCAAATGGGCGGCGATGAAGAAGGCGAAGAAGATTTCGGCGACGAAGAATTTGGCGATGAAGAAGGCGAAGAAGATTTCGGCGATGAAGAAGACATGGGCGACGAAGACTTTGGTGGCGAAGAAGGCGACGAAGACGGCCTAATGGAAGCTGTTCAACTAAAGCAAGTCGGTGGCAAGACATACGACAAGTTCGGCAAGATGGGCGATGATGGTCAACAGACAAAAAGCCCAGGTCTACAAAACCCAAAGCGTCTAGAAACTGGCGGTAACCCAGTGAAACTAGGCGGCAGTTCTGAGACTGTTCCTACAAGTGCTAAGAAGCCAAGTAATGCTTACGCTAAGGGCGAGAAGCAAGAAGACTTCGGTAACATCAACAAAGTTGGTGGCACAGCTGGTAAGACAGCATTCAAAACAAAGGTTGCCACTCCGAAGACAGAAACTGTCAAAGCTAAGAGCCCAGTAGCAGAAACAAAAAGAACTACCAAGCGTAGAATCTAAGGACTTAGGTTAATGGCACTTTATCTAAGAGAAAACCTGAACTTCAACGATGCTAATGTCATCGTTGAAAGTGAACAGGGCGATCATGGAAAGTCCTTCTATATGAAGGGCATCTTTATTCAGGGCGGAGTTAAGAATGCGAATGAGCGTGTTTACCCCGTGCCTGAGATCGAACGTGCTGTTGCTCAACTAAACGAACAAATCAAGGGCGGTAACTCTGTTCTTGGTGAAGTCGATCACCCAGATGACCTCAAAATCAACCTAGACCGTGTATCTCACATGATTGAAACAATGTGGATGGATGGCCCAAATGGATTTGGTAAATTGAAGATTCTCCCAACACCTATGGGAGATGTGATCTCCAAGATGTTAGGTGCTGGTGTCAAACTCGGTGTCAGTAGTCGTGGTAGCGGTAACGTTGACGACATGTCTGGCAAGGTCAGTGACTTTGAAATCGTCACTGTGGACATCGTGGCTCAGCCTAGTGCTCCTAATGCTTATCCGAAAGCGATCTATGAGGGCTTGATGAACA